GCTTTAGGACTTCTTTGCCTTACGTCGCCGCCGACGTTAACCAAACGCTAAACCGTGGCACAAGGCGCCGACTGATGGCGTTTTCAAGGTGGTTGTATTCCAACAACGGGATGGTGAGGGGCGCTGTCAATGACGTCTCGCGTTATGCGTTGGGCGCTGGCCTGAAACCGCAAAGCCAAAGTGAACAATCAAAAGAGTATGAACAATACTTTGCCGAATGGTCAAAGGTTTGTGATGTCGCCGGGCAGTTTACCTTCTCGCAAATGCAACGCATGGCTTCCATCCGCATGGATGTTGACGGCGACATTGGTTTTCTGATGGTGGGCCGGCAAGACGCCTTTCCACAATTACAGCTCATTGAAAGTCACAACATTTTAAGCCAAGACTTGAAATGGAGCGACACCGGACACGATGGCGTAAAGGTAAGCGCGAGCGGACGACCTACCGCTTACAACATCAAAGACGGCGAAGATTACCGCTCAATATCTGCAAACAATTTCATACTTGTCTATGACCCAGACCGCGTTGCACAACTTCGCGGCGTGTCAGCATTAGCGCACGCCATCGACCATGTGCGCGATGCAACCGACATCTTAGAATTTGAAAAGGTCGGTGTTAAAATGAATTCAGCCGTGGGCATCGCGGTGACCAGTCAATCGGGGATAGCTGATGATGGAACTAGTTTAATAGAAAGCGGTTACACTGCCGCCGACACTGGCACACTCCCATTTGATACCTTTTCTCCCGGCATGGTGCCGCGCCTTAAACCGGGAGAATCAATTTCTAGTTTTGCGTCCAATAAACCATCGCCGGCCTTTGCTGGCTTCTTGGAATACTTATTGCGTGATGTCGCTCTTGGGCTTGGCGTGCCTTACGAATTTATTGTTGAACCCAGCAAGCAGGGAACCGCCTCAAGGTTCATTTTAGAAAAAGCGGCAAGAAGATTTGAAGAACGCCAAGCCCTACTTACTGCCCGCTTTTGTGACCGTGTTTGGGGATGGGTGATTGCTCGCGGAATTAAGCGCGGCGACTTACCAGCATCAAATGATTGGTGGCGCGTCCGGTGGCAAGCGCCTAAGAAAATTACGGTTGATTTGGGGCGCGAATCTAAAGCCAATCAGGACGCAATAAAAATGGGCTTGCGCACCATGCGCGAGGACACCGGAGAACGCGGACATGATTGGCAAGAAGTACGCGACCAAGTTGAAGCCGAAGCAAGCGACTTACTAGCCCGCGCTTCAAAGCTTGCCGAAACTTACAGCGTTTCGATGGAAACAGCCTTGCACCTTTTAAGCCAGCGCACGCCAAATCCAATTTTCAATAATGACAGCGAAACTGACGCATAAATTAAACAATGAATGTTGGGCAATACTGCCCGACTACCACCGCGCCCTTGCTTCACAGTTGGAAGCATACGAGGACGACATTCTGGGGCCGTATGAGCCGCCACAACCGGCGCAAGTAGACGGCGTTGCTATTGTCCATATACATGGCGCCGTTGGCAAAATGCTGACGTCCTTAGAGCGCGCTTTCGGCATGACCGATTACGACGAAATCGCCGCGCAACTTGCAGACGCTGACGCCAACCCAAACGTCAACTCTATCCTTTTACACATCGACTCGCCAGGCGGCACCATTACCGGCTTGCCTGAACTAGCGGCAAAGATTCGCGCGGTCAGTAAGCCTGTTGTGGCTTATACCGAAGGCACCGCCGCAAGCGCCGCCTATTGGATAGCAAGCCAAGCGGACAACGTCATTTTAAGTGAAAGCGCCGAAGTGGGAAGCATTGGCGTTTATGTCGCTTTACTCGACCAGAGCGCCGCACTTGAGGAAGCCGGCTATAAAATTAACGCCATTAGCGCCGGGGAAAACAAACTTGATTATGCAGACTTCAAGCCTCTAAGCGATGAAGCCAGGGAGCGTCTGCAAGCCAATGTCACCAAGTGGCACGACCGATTCAAAGCAGACATCAACATCAAGCGAGATGTCCCAGACAGCAGCATGACAGGACAGGTTTACGAAGGACTGGAAGCTGTAGAAGCCGGCGTAGCTGACGCGGTAGTGAACGATTTAAACGATGTCATATCTCTAATGGTAAATCTTTAAACCAACTATGAAAACAATACTCGACTTAGTTAAAGCAAACGTGGAATTGAACACGCTGTCATCAAAACTTGATGAAGCTGTAAAAGCCAACGAAACAGCCAACACGCGCTTGGAAGAATTGAGCGCCCAACACGCGGAAGAAACCGCAAAACTTGGCGCCCAACACGCCGAAGAAATCGCAAGCCTGGAATCTAAGATTCAAGTGCTTGAAGAAACAAATTTACTTCTTGAAGACCAACAGAAGAGCGCGGACGAAAAAGCGGTTGAAATAGCCGCAAGCGTAGGCGTGGAAGGTCCCGTTGAGGAAGCCAAACCAGAGCCGGTGCAAGAGGCGAGCATTGATGCGTTATGGGACCAATACAACGCAATCGAAGGCAAGCAAGAGCGCCGCGCTTTTTACGTTAACAACATAAAAGAAAGACTCTAATAAATGGCTAACACATTAGGAGGTATTAACCTCGCACAAATCGCGGAGCAATCCCTTGATTATCTCTCAACTCAATTTCATCCGTTGCGCGCTTTTGCTCGTGATTTCAGTGATGAGATTTCCGGACAAGGCGAATCTGTCACAACTCGCGTGCCGTCTTCAATGACCGCAAGCGACTTGTCAGCCGGTTACGCTGCAAGTGACGTAACCTCAACAGCCGTAACGGTTTCCCTTAATAAATTCAAGGGGCATTCGGCTGCCTTCACGGACATGGAGGTTTCAAAAGCTGGAAGCTTTGATTGGCTATCCAGCCAATTTCTTGCTCCGTCTCTTGAGGTCACTTTAGACGCAGTGATGGACGACCTCTTGGCTCTCGTTTTAAACAGCAACTATAGCAGCAATGAAGTCATTACTGCCGCAAACTTTGACGCGGACGAAGTGGCAGACTTGGCAGGAGATTTGACAACCGCCAAATGTCCAAAGTCAGAACGCGCCTTGATTTTGCCGGCAAATTATTACGCATCTTTGCAAAAAGACGCGCTAATACAAGACAGCTCAAGCTATAATTCATCAGCCGGCATTCAAGAGCATGCCGCTCAACGCGTGCATGGCTTCGACGTCTACGAATACACTGGCATTCCAGCAAACGGCGAGAACCTAGCCGGCATCGCTCTTCATCCTTCTGCTTTGGTTTTGGCAGCACGAACACCTGCCGCGCCCGATGACGGAAGCGTAAGTGTCCAAGACATCGTTGACCCAAGTACAGGAATCCCTCTCCAGCTTAGGGCGTTTTATGACAATGTCGCCGGTAAGCACTACCTAACCATGGGCGTGCTTTATGGCGTGGCTGTTGGCAACGGTGCCGCATTGAAGCGAATTAAGAGCGCTTAATTAAATGAGCAACACATTGGCAGGAGTTTCACTTGAGCAAGTAAGCGAACAAACGCTTGACTTGTTGAGTGATAATTTTTGGATGTTTTCCCTTTTCGCAAGAAACTTTTCGGAAGACATCAGGGAGCGCGGGGACCGCACGGTTACTCGCGTTCCTTCCAGTGTATCTGTCGAAGACTTCACCGCCGGTTATGGCGCAAATGACGTAGTCAGCCAAGAAATAGAAATAGAGTTAGCAAACCACAAAGGCTTTTCAATGTGCTTTTCCGAAATGGAATTAGCCAAAGCTAAAAGTCCCACAATCTTAGAACGCACCTTTATTCGACCAGCAATTGACGCAACGGCAAAAGCGGTAGCTGATAGCCTTCTTGCGCTCATAACACCTAGCAACTTTTCAGCAAGTCAGGTCCGCACCCAAGCAGATTTTGACTCAGACGACCTAGCAGACGCGGCAGCAACTCTCACGAACAACAAGGCGCCACGCGGTTTAAGAAATTTGATGATAGGGCCGGGCTACGCATCCAGCCTTGCCAAGGATAGCGCAATAATGGACGCGTCAGCCTATGGCACTGCCGGGCCTTTGCATGATGGCGACCTTGGCGCGGTGCATGGCTTCGGTATAGCCGAATATCAAGGCATACCAACCACCAATAACCTTGAAGGCTTTTATTGCCACCCAAGCGCGCTTTGTATAGCGGCGCGACAGATAGCCAAACCACTTTACGGCAACGTTGAGGTGATAGACTCCATAGAGCCTAGAACCGGGCTTATGCTACAATTTAGGAAATTTTTTCACCCAACCCAAGGCAAGTATTATTTAACCGTGGGAATTCTTTACGGCGTCCAAGTGGGGAACCAAGACGCACTTATTAGACTTACAAACCAGTAGAAAAACACATGATAAACAAACCATCTTTTTGCGTCGGATTCGACGAAGGCGGCGCGCCTGAGATTATTGCAATCGGCAGCGCTGAAGACTGCAAACAAGCTTTCATTGGAGAGCGTGACAACCCAAGCGGCAAATTTAAAAGCCTTGCCGTTTACAGAAAGCCGCCTTACTGGAAGCGCGTCGACTTAGCGTCCGCGCCGAAACCTAAAAAGGCCGCCCGCTCCAAAGCTAAAATTTAAACGCTGGTCGCGTGCGCCGGCGTCTTGGTTTGTGGTAACCCGGGGCGCCGGCTTTTTAGCAGCATGGCAAACAACAGAATAATAAACACCCGCGCTGGTTGGCTTTATGAGTATGCCGCCGGCGCTACGCCGTCAACGTTTACAGCTTTGAGCGAAGGCGACACGTTTAGCGCTGGCACAAGCGTTATCAGGGTAACCGCGGACGCGCCGCAATTTGGCGCCCGCGCTTACACGGTTCAAAGGACTGATGAAACCGGCGCATATGCGGACGCTTATACCATTAATTTGAACGTGCCAGACGGCACCGGCACAACGCGCACAGACGTCTTTGTCAGCACTGAAGGCTTACTAGGCAATACCACCTTTCAAAGCCAAGACACCATTGACAAGGGGCATGTTGCAGAAAGGTTAGCCTTTGAGCAACAAACCCGCCTGGAACTGTCAACTGGCGTCATATTTGACTATCAAGGCAATTTACTTCGCGGCGTTTGGAGTGGCTCAACTGAAACAAAGGAACTGGAAGAGGGCGGCATGATGGAAGGCTATGATGTCACATTGACAAGCTCGCGCCTTCAATGGGTGAACGCTGGGACGCAACCAATCGTTGGCGCTACAATCCGCAACGCTGGCAAGCGCTTCAAGATTGAAAGCGTTATCACATTAGGCAGCGCCTTTGAATTTGGATTGATGAAGAAACAATAATGTTAGGCGCGGAAACAAGCTTTAAAATGGATATGAAGCACTTTAATCGAGTGCTTGAAAAGTATTCACATTTGACTAGCAAGAGCATGGTTGAAACCGTCAACCACCGCGCCGCTAACATTGCTTACCAGTCAATCAGGTTTACGCCCAAAACAACGCCGGCAAAAATTACATCTGAAATGTATGCCGCCTCCAAAGTTGATGCGCGCGCACCACTGGCGGCGGTATTGGTTAACTACAACCGCGGGCGGCAAGGCAAGAAAGGTCTTTACGGGCGCTACATGAAAAAGGCCATCAAGACCACAATCCGCTACCGAAAACATGGAGCAAACTTTTACAAGGCGGCATGGTATGGCGCTCTTGATGACTTACAAGGCCACGCCAAGAACGTCCGAAAAACGCCGCGCAATAAAAGAGGATTTACAAACAAAGGTAGCGCCCGACCAGAACGCAACACGCGCACCAAAAAGCCTTTTGCAATTGTCAGGCATGGCGTGCGATTTGGCAGCAATGTTAAGCCAGCGCGTAAAGCCTTAGCAAAAGCAATGCGCCACGAAGTGCGCGACATGGCAACATATATTCGCCGCAAGCTTGGCAAGGAATGGAAGAAAACAAAAACTTTTAGATGAGTTACAGAAGCCAAACGGAAGCCGCACTGAAGACTTACCTTGAAGGCAAGGTCGGCGTGCCGGTCTATGCAGGCACAAGCGACCAAGTCAAAGAAATGCCTTGTGTCATTGTCTCATACATGGGCGGCACTGAGAACCCGCCGCGAAGCGGAAACATGGACGTTACTTTAGAAATAGGCATACATGGCGAGATTGGCGAAGACGCGCAACCAGGCGCGCTGGCGACTCACAATGAGCTTGTTGATAATGTTGAGGAAAGCTTGTTTTTTGAAAACTTAATCAACATCAACACGGCGGCAAATGACTTTCACTTATTCGATATTGTCGAGCATACCGGAATCGAGCGCGACACCGAAGGCACCACTTTACGGGAAACAATCAACATTACATTGGCGACAGCATTAGGCGACTTTTAACAATTAACAAAAAAACGATATGGCAAAATTTACAAGCGGCACGCCGATAACTTACGGCACAAATGACAAAGGAACGGGCAACCTTAACGGCGTTGTCATGTTCTCAATTACTGACACAAACGCCGATAGCGTTGTTTTTCGCGGTGAAATGTATGCAAGCGAAATTCGCCTTGCTTATGAAGCAGACAACAATCAAGCGGTTGACGGCAACGGCGAAGTTGTCAGCCATTGCACGTATAACCAGCGGAAAGTTTTAAGCCTTACCGGCGTTATTCTAAGCAATAATCAAGCTTCATCTGTGCCAGCCGGCGCCGCCTCAACCATTGCAAAGGCAAACACCATGTTTGCAGCGCCCTTTAAGCCAGGGATGCGTCTTGACGTGAATATTGGCTCATGGCTTGAAGTTAACTCAGCCGACTTAGGCGGGGATGCTGGTTTTGTATCCGAAAACCAAACCAGCCAAACCAGCGGCGGCCTTGGAAACTTCACAATTCAAAGCGCTGAAAAAACACGTTCAAGCGGCAACTACGCTGAATGGACAATCAGCGCGATTGAATACATCAACGTAGTTAACACAGGTAGCGACACAAGCGACAATTAATGTCTGACACTTGGCTTCAAGCATGCGTGCCGGGCGCGCGCACCGTTGGCAACGTGAAATTAAAACCTTTCACGTTTGGGCATGCCTTGCTGCTTGAACGAATAGGCGTTGATATTGTTTTAACGCGCCAAGACTTTCACGCCTTTGTTGGTATTTGCTCAAGGAATTATGAGCAAGCCAGCAAATGGCTTGAGTGGTATTTGTCGCCGGTTGGTCAATGGTTTTATGACTGGAAACCTATCTTTTGCAACATTACAGAAGCAATTACGCAAGCAATTGATTACCTTGTCCAAAACAAGCAATTGCCCGAAGTAATGCAAAACGAAGACAGCAACTTAGCCGGGAATAAATACGGAACTCCTGACTTGCAAGCCGCCAGAACGATTGCCATTTCAAAGTTGAATTATGACCCGCAAACAATCAATGACGCGCCACTTGGTCAATTGTATTGGGATATTCTAAGCAACAACGAACTAAACGGCGGCGCCCGAATTATTGAAGGCGAATTTGCGCAAGGTTTGCAAGAATTGCAGCGCCTAGCCGATTTAAGAAAGCCCCAGGAATAATGAACTTAAAAGCAAAAGTTGGTTTAGATACGGGCGGCTTTGACGCGGGCATAAAGCGCATGAAAACCAAGGCTGACGCTTTCATTGCTAAAACAACTAAGCAAATGAAGCGCCCTGACGGCCTTTCACGCGTTGGACCATTTGCGGCGCTTGCAAGTATTCCTATTGTGGGAAGCTTGCTTGCCGGGGCAGCAAAGAAAGCTTTGCCAGCCGAAGAGGCAAGCCGAATTCGTGATGAATCAAAGAAAATAGGCGTCAGCACAACAACCTTTCAAGAGCTTGATTATGCAGCGCGCCAAAGCGGCGGCAGCATTCAAGACGTTGGTAAAGCCTTTAAGGCTCTGTCGATTCGCCAACAAGACGCCATAAGAGGCAACAAGGAATACACTGAAGCCTTCGCGCGTTACGGCGTGACCGTCGATGAACTTAAAGCCAAGAAACCGCAAGAATTATTTGCGCTCATTTCCAAGCAAGTAGAAGGCGGCGTCAACAAGGCAAATGAACTGGCAGACGTCCAACGCTTGCTTGGCAAATCAGGCACCGAATTGTTGCCAACAATGCAAGCGGGCCTTGGCGCTGCAATGACTGAAGCCGCGCGCATTGGCGCGCCACTATCGCCAGAGCAAATCAAGAAGTATAGCGACATGGGCGACCAGATGACCAAAATTGGTCAATTCGGTGCAAAGACTTTTTATCAAGCATCGGAAAATATCCCAGGCGCCGGCAAAGCTGTTACAGCCGTTGAGTTAGCAAGCAAGCTTATTGATTACTTCACGCAACAAAACCCGAAAGAACAAGAAAACTTGTTAAGAGGAATTAAAGAAAATACCGCGCCACTTAACCGCCCATGAGTATTAATTTCAAAGGTTCAACAGCGCTTACAGTTGAAAATATCCAGCGCTCATTCAGTGAAGCGAATGGTTGGGAAAGTATTTATACTTATAAGGGGCCATGGGCGGCAATTGACGCCGCCAAAACAAACGCGGCTTATGTTGGCAACGCTTCGCGCGTTAACGTCCAGCAAGAGCCGGGCGCCTATGGCGTACTTGAAGTTTCCTTTGCAAGCCAAGACAACAGCGCCGGGCAAACAACAACTTCAATCCCCGACACGGACAACTGGACCTTTCAGCCTTACAAGTTGCAAAGCCCGGTCGAGCAAGCGCCATACTTTGCCGGGCTGGATGAAGCGCGCCCAACAAGCGGCGGCACTTACAAAGCTTACAAGCAACGCCTGATAACCGCCGTTGACGCTTACAAGGCGGCAGTGCAAGCAGCCAATCAAGCCGGCTCAAGTTATGACAACCCGATTGATTTGACCGGTTACCTTGCCGACTTCACCAGCGGCATGACGCCAACACAACAACAACTTGCGCGCGACTTGGTTTATATGCTTGTCCTTGGCGAAGAAACATACGAAACAAGCAAATACAGTTTGCGCAATACTCGCATAGTGCCAACCAACACAACGCTTGCAGTCAGCCATTTTTATGAAGGTTATCAGTGGACAACCAACCGCCTCGTTGACCTCATCTTGCAGCAAAAGACAGACGCGACCAAGTATGCCATTTGCGGCGATTTGTTAAGCACCTTTGCCGGCACTTATTGGTTAAAAGAAGCGCCCATCATTAATGAATTATCTGGCGGCAAGTTTGAAATCGTCCAGGAATATACCAATTATGCCGCCGGCGAAAAAAGCTACCTACTTTTTCCTTATTACTCATGAGATTTCGACGCTTAACAAATTTCAATGTCCGAGGAATTCTTGACGCCATCAAACAACTACAAGAGGCAGTCGAAAGCTTACAGCCGCGCCAATCAAGTGGGACGCTCATCAGCCACAGCTCAAGCGGCGTTACCATCCGCGCCGCGCGCGCACGCGCCACCGGCTCAACATCCGCGCCAACAGCGGACCAGCCCGCGCGCTGGCAGTAAAAACAGAACGAATTCAAACATATTATTAGAACGCTCTAGTTAATTAACATTTAAATTTGGAGATATACAACAGTGGGAACAGAGAAATTTTTTGTATTCAATGAAGAGGGAACCCTTAAAAGGCTTAAAGGCCGAATTGTAAGGTTCCTAGACAATGAGGAACCAGACAATGACGACAAGGTCGCAATTAGAAGTTCCTTATCAGTGCCTGCCAGCGCAGAAGGCTTAACGCCGGCAAACAACCTATCGGACGTTTCAAACGCTGCCACCTCTCGCACCAACCTGGAGGTCAACTCCACCGCTCAAGATGCCGAAGCCAACGGCACCAAGCTGCTTGGCCCTTCAATTTATCTTGATGGTAGCAATTTTATTGAAGTAGCAGATGACCCGAAACTCAGCTTCACTGATGGGACCGATGACCTCCCCTTCACGGTGGCGGCTTGGGTGAATATGACGGACGCAAGTGATTTCAGGTTGATAAGCAAATACGGGTCGCTCGCTACTAATAGAGAATGGGGCGTTAGAACGCTTTCCGACGACACATTTGGAGTTTTCTTCCAGAGCAGCAATTCAGATTATCATTACGTATCAACGGCAGCGGTAACAGGGTACGAGGGTCAGTGGGTGCATTTTGCGGTCTCCTATTCTGGAAGCGGCCCAAGCTCCCCTAATTCGTTCGCAAATGCTATGGATGGTGTTTCCGTTTTCATAAACGGTGCTACCGTGGCGATTACCCCAACATCTGCCGGAACATACGCTGGCTTGTCTAACACATCTCAGCCAGTCCATATTGGGCGGCAAGACGGCACATACGCCAAAGGCCATATCAGAGACGTTAAACTCTTCAACAAAGCCCTTTCAGCCGCAGAAGTGAAAACCCTTTGCCTATCAGGGCAGTTGCCAGAGAGCTTTGCGGAATCGACGGGTGGTGCTTGGGGGGGGCTTGAATCGTCTGATTTCAGCTCTGGGGATGATGGATATGCTACTAACTCAGGAACGGTAACCGGAAACACTGACGGTGTTTTGGGTGTTGACGACACACTAATACACACAGACCCCGCTTCGGGGACAGTGTTAGCTTTTGTGCATAAACCACTGGTAACGGTTCCAGCTGGAAAACGTGTACGCCACAAGTTTGAATATTACATACCCGCCGCAAACACCAGCTTCACGACATTATCGTTGTGGCTAGGTGGGTCAGTTAAAATAACAAACTTAACAACCACAGGCTCGTGGGCTACTTACGACGGCGAGTTTGTTAACAGTACTGGGTCCGATGTTACTCTGCGGATTTATGGTGGCACTGGTTCTTCCTATACGGGTGCCGGCGAATCGTTTTACCTAAAAAACATCGCAACAACCCAAATCGGCAGCGTCCTCGACGCTCGGGCAGAGCAATTTGACACCTCGACTGGCAAGCTATACGACTTGTCTGGCAACGACTTTGTAGGCACCCAAAGCGGTGGGGTTAGTTTGCTTGGGAGAGAGTTTCCGGTTTACGAGACTGGAACTTGGACGCCCACGATAACGTTTGGTGGAGGCAGCACGGGGATAACATACTCCGCGCAAGAAGGCACTTACACTCGAATTGGGGACACGGTACATTTGGCAGGAATAGCTCATGTGTCGGGACTAGGGTCTGTCACAGGTACAGCTCGCGTTTCGGGCCTACCGTACACCACTGCGGCGTTCTCGCCCACTGGCAGTTACCAAACCGTGCCAGTTCTGGCCTTTAACGCAACAGGCTTAACCTCGGCTTTGATTGGTCTTTTTGAAGACAGTCAGCCGGACATGATACTGTATCAAACCGGTTCAAGCGGAGGCAGTGCTGCCTCACATGCAAATTTTACAACGTCAACGAGCATCCGTTTCTCTGGCACCTACCAAATTCAATAAACAATTATGGACTCTAAAATTACTTATCTTCGCGGTCAGATTTCTGGCCTGAACTCACAACTTGCAGCAGACTTTGGTAAGTCCGAAGTCCTCAAGCTAATCGGAAAAGCCAATAGCTTGCTAGATGCTAGGGTTGAGCTGGGCGAACCCGTCAACGTGGACAACGTGGAAGCGCTATGCACCCAGATAGCCCAAGCTGTGGCTTCATATAACGCAAGCAACCAGATAGCCATGGACCCAGTTGAAGACATCATGGCAGGGCTGGAAGCGTTGCCAGATGAGCCAGCACCTGACGCGGTTGAGTAATGCAAGATTGGGGAGACACTTTAAAAGTCCCACTAATTGGGGCCTTGGGATTTTCAATCAGTGGCTCAACGATTGACGAGTGGTTGCGGATTGGCATTGCGCTTGCAACGCTGGTTTATATGTCCTTTAAAGCCGCCACAATTGTCCGCGACTTTTATAAAAATAAAAATGAAAACAAAGATTGAAATCGCTTTTCTATTGCTGGCGCTATCACTTGCGCCGGGATGCGGGACACTGGAAAAGGCCACCGGTTGGGCGCTTCAGGAAGAGGTGACAACGCAAAATATTAACGGCCAGGAAATACTCTCAACCAATTGGGTAGTTAAGCCAAAACTTGAAAACGGTTTAAGGATTACCGGAAGCCTGGCACCGGGCGCCGGTAGCCTTGCAAGCGAAGGAGTCATTGCATTGCTTGCAGCCTTTGCAGCATGGCGCGGGCGCAAGTGGAAAAAGGCAGCAGTAGACGCTGTTGAGGCGGGCCAGCAATTCAAAAAAGCCTTAGACAAGAGCAATGGAAAAAGTAAAATTGCTGGTATTATTGATGGCCTGAAAAGCCAGCAAAAGAGCAACGGCACCTTTGAATTCATCAGAAGCATTTTAGGAAAAATTTAATTATGGCAGCGGCAGAAATTCCAACAACAAGTTTTCGAGACTTTGCAACCAGCGCATACGGCAACCAAGGCCTTGAGCTGGACGAAACGGCAGCCTATGAGACGCTTGTCAGCGGCGCCGGCAACGGTGTCAAATTTGAATTTGCAAGCGCGGGCTATATTGTTTTCTACAATTCAGGAGGCAGCACGGTCACTTTCACAATCAAGTTAGATGAGCCAGATAATTACAGCAATCTAGGCATCAGCTTTTCTGACAAGGTTATTACTGTCGCCGGCAACTCAAAGCACCTATTGCCAGTGGATAGCCGTTATCGTACCGCAAGTGACGGCATGGTATACATTGAATGCAACACCGCTTCTGCTTGCAAACTGCAAGTGACGAAACGCTACACAATTTCCTAAAATCAAATGGCGCTCAATTTCACCACCGCAAGCACGGTGCAAAAGGGCGCCGCTATTACTTCCAGTCAATGGAATAAATTGGCCGACTCATTTAACGACAGGCTTCTTTCCGGCCTTGGAGATTTTTCGTACCGTCTCCATTTTTATTGGCATTCTTTATTCAGAAACTTGCGCCTTAACAACGGCCTATCATACGCGCCCGAAGATGAATGGTGGAAGATTTACGCGCATGTTCAACCGGATGAAGCCACTTTCCCAACCACCAGCGCCGGTCAACCTGAAGGCGCCTTTTTGGGCAACCCAATTGCCGGCTTTGTTTTTGGCAACAACGATGATATTGAAAGCGAACCTAGCCGGCTTTCATATGACACAAGCGATGGAAGCGGAATCTTGCTGCATAATGTCGCGGGAGCGCCAACGACTGATAGCGAAAAGTGGGACATTGGAAGGTATCAACGCGGCGTTGTCGAAGGTAGCGACACTACCAATCTAACGCTTGCCAACTCATTAGTTGCCGCGCGTTCCCATTTCAGCATGGGATTCTTTAGGTGGTATCAACGCTCTTATGGTGGCTTTTTACCACAACCTGAATACCTCGGGCAATGCACTAACTCCCCTGATATTCCAAGTTTCAGCTTAAGATTTACAAGGACAGCGGATAACACCGCTTTTAATTACAGCACATGCCCGGGACAAACCAACGCCGTCTTTTCATGGTGGCAAACAGCGCGGAATTTTGTCCTCCTTACATGGGATGGCGCTCTTATTTATTTGCCGGTTGATGAATATATCGAAGGCCCATATGACGGCGCAAACAATGACGCATTTCTTACCAAACCAAACGGTCAGCAACTAGCGCGCGCCCTTAATTATTTCATTGAGCCATTCCGCGGCACGGCGGCAGAGCAAGCCGGCAGCACCTACAAAGTGCAAAATAAAGCTTTTGACTTCGAGGGCTTTTTTAACAAGCAATATTACCTTGCACCGGCCTATG